GCAAGGGTCTCTGATCTTGGGGGTATTGATCTTCCTCACCTAAGAAGACAGGACACTAAGAACCGACAGAACTCGTTTGATGATCTTTCTCAAGAAAGGACACAGCTGTTCTATCGCCGGATAGCTGCTCATTACGCCGAAGCAGAAGATCTCTATGAAGAAATGCTGAGTAAGGGTGTTGCTAAGGAATGTGCCCGAGAGGTTCTTCCGTTGTCTTCCCCAACACGGCTATACATGAACGGGACTGTTCGTTCGTGGATCCACTACATTCAACTGCGTACGACCGATGGTACTCAGCTAGAGCATCGAAAGATCGCAGAACAAGCAAAACAAATCTTTTGTCAACAACTACCCATCATTGCAAGGGCTCTTGAATGGACGACAACATGACCTATGCGGAGTACAAGAAGTGGCTTGATGTCAAGACATCTCTTGAAGCTTCTGGTAAGACAGATTCGATCTTCTATGAAGAGGCTATGAATCGTCTTTACCGTAGACCGGTGCCTCCGTATCCAAAAGCTGATGTACCCATCACTAAGAACGACCAGTTTTAAAGAACTCTATAAACTCAGCAAGACCCTTCCAAAGTGGCTTCGGTTTCTTTGGTTGGGTTTTCTTGTGTCTTTGGAAGAGCAGTATCTCAACATCAAAACGACCCAAGCAGTATTTGAAGCACTCAAGGGTCTTGATGTTGGTCCATCAGGTGTCGTTCCTCCGGTGTATTCCGAGACTGGTAAGGACTTCTTTGATGAGATGCGTCTTAGCGGCCCCTGGAAGGCCCAGGAAGACCCCTCCGACTCCCCTCAGGTGTGAGTACACCTAAGGCTCCTCGGAGGGCCTTTCCAGCGCCTTACGCAAGGGTCATAAATTTCGACACAAAAATGCGAAGTCCTTACGCTAGTAAGTCGGGCCGCAGCACCCCCCAATGGGGTAGGGCGCAACAGGTAACGCGCGTGCCCCCGCGTGTGCGCGTGTGTGCGGGCGATGGCGCGTGTGGGCGCGGGCAGGCGGGCGCGCGCTGGTACGCGTGTTCTTGTTTTATAAAAAATCTGTGTCATTAGCCCTACTTATCAATGATATAAGCAACGGTTATCGATTAGGGGGTTGACCTTGGGCAGGGTCAGGGGCTAGGTTGCTTGCAACGGATCAAACGGCGCCGACGCGAAGTCAGGCCAACCGAGCATCCGCCAGACTCTCAGGCCTAACGCTTGACAGCCGCCAACTGGGCCTGATAGGCTCAACCCACATTCACACCGCTGAATCCCTGCTCATGATCACAATCGCTTTCAAGCTTGAGTCGGCCTACGGTCGCACTCGTGCCTATCCCGTGAGCCAAGAAGCCAAGCTGCTTTGTCAGCTCACACAGTCCAAAACGCTACTGCCTGGCGCTATTGAGACCATTGCAGGCCTTGGCTATCGCTGTGTCGATGGTGACGGCTTTTGTATTGAACCCTCGCAACTCTACTGAAGCCATGCTGATGTTCTTTGCCATCCTGACCTTTGTGACTGCTGCATCGGTCAGCATTCCTTCTGTGTCGTTACTGCTGCTGTGTGCTGGTATCGGTGCGCTCATCCTTCGTCTTTATCTTTGAACCAACATGACAAAATCACAAGCCGTTGCTGAGTTCCGCGAGACCATTGGTAACATGTACCGTGGTGACAAGATCATGCAACGTGAAGGCTGGCTTAACTTCGTGGACATGCTCTGTGAAGATAAGCTGATCACACAAAAACAACGTGACACTTGGACTAACCCTGTCTGAATCATGACAAAGCGCAAACCCGTAGCAGCCACTCGCTACATCAAAGCCATGCTCATGCTGGCCACTGAGTCAGACATTGAACAAGGCAAGCACTGGTATCAGCGAGCCAAAGACCTTGCCCTTCGTCTTACCACTGTCTACGATGGTGTGACCATTGAACAGGTCTGCGGTGTCATTGCTGCCCTGAGTCCTAATAACAAATGGGAACGGAATTGCAATGATGCTGAGGCTATGATCAAAGCACACTGGCTAGGGGCAGACCCTACCACGGTTAAAGTTTGCACCTTTAACAAGAACAAAGAAAAGGCAGCCAAGATCCTTGCCATGGAATCGCCAGACAGCGAGGCCATAGAAGAGATCCTGAATGGCCGCAAAGTCACAGCCTTTTTCAGGTGCATTCTGGGCTTTGAGGATACTGTGTGTGTCGATGGCCATGCCTACGCTATTTGGCTAGGCCATAGAGTGCCAACAACAAAGACACCATCTATCAGTGCTGCGCTTTATCAAACTATCACCCGAGCCTATGTAAACACCAGCAAAGATTCTGTGTCTGTATGTGGTGAGCGTCTGACACCTGCTGAGGTTCAGGCTGTCACCTGGGTTACCTACCGTCGTCTTCTTGGGTACTAATCAAATGACTACTTGGTATGAAGCTATGGAAGCTGACAAGGTTTACAAAGCTTTGTTAGAAGATCTCCAACAATGTCACAATGACATAGGCAAACTACGAAACAAAACTAGAGCATTGATTCGGGACATTGGCTGTCTTGATACCTTAGAAGATCTTAGCCTTAAATCACAATGGGGTGAGGAAACTAGTGCCGAGGAAGATGAGACCTTAGAAAATATAACAGGCATTGATGGTGAATCATGGTATATGAAACATCATCGAGGCCAGGAACTGTGTCATGAGTTAATGGTCGCCAAGTGTGTCGAGGTTGCTAACATCAAAGCAACAATGGATGCCGTAGAAGAGCGCAAAGACAACGTGATTCTTGAAAAGGATCGCTACCGTGAGCAATTCCAAGCCAACTATCAAAAGGAGCAAGCCAACTAATGGAAAAGCGTCAATTCTCCGCATACTATGGCCACCGTCGCGGACGCGGTGGATGGCTGATCAAAGAGGAAATGATCATCCTTGCCGATGACCTTGAGCAAGCTATCACGCTAGCAATGCACCGTGTCATGCCCAATGAACAGCTGCTACGGGTTGAAGCCTTTTCTGAGCCTGATGGACTGTGTCAAATCAATCTTTGAGGGGGCTTCGGCTCTCTCTCTTTTTTTGCCAAAATCAAACCCTTAAGAAATTCACAAGCCGCACGGCTGAAGCTCCGTCCCCTAGTTGACGGGGCTTTTTTTATCGCTATAATGTAAATGTCAACCCAACCCCAGCCATGACAGTCTGGAAGGATGCCGATGAGGCCCGCTACCACTTCCCACAGCCTGAATCCACGCCAAAGAGCGTAGAGGCCCTGCTAAGGGAGGCTGAGGAGCTTTACAAAGACCAAGACCAGAGCTACGCCTACAAGGCAGGCTTCTTTTATGGTCTTATCCAACTCCTTGAATTTGAGATCGCCCTTCTGAAACTCCACAATGAATCCCTGGATCGCTGTTCTCAACAACCCACCAGTCGTGACAAGGGAGGAAATTGAAAAGGTAAGAAAGGCAAAGGAACTTCTCAAACCAAGCAAACGTTACAACCTTCCCATGAAGTACTTGGACAAATGATTACAGTTGAGGATCTTCTTATCAAGATTGAGGTTAACGGTACAACGAGCCTAACAATGTCAGAGCGTACCTTTATCGTTGAGGTATTTCGAGCAGCAGCCATGACCAACAATCCCAACGTGGTTGCTGTTAAGAGAATGATTCAAGAAGCACACCTTGAACATTGCCTTGGTCTTAAACCACCACGCAAAACCAACAAGAGATGACTTTCACCATTGATCAACTGGCTCATCATCTTGAGGACATTCTTACATGGCGTCAGCTACGCAAACTAGCCAAAAGGAACAGGCTTTCCCAGTATTCTTATCTTGGGAAGAAACAACTAGCTCAGCTCCTTGCTATCAACACCTTTAACAAAGCACAACGCCATGCCCTTTCCAACCCCCAACAGTGATGACTATGACGATCTCCTCTATACCCTTCAGCATATGGCGGTGGACCGCTGTACTGACCTTGTTGGTCGGGTCAATGCCCATGCCGACATCCTTGACCCAGACAATGACGAGGGAGAGATGGATCGACTCTTCACTGCCCAACTTGGTCTCGATGGATCTGAGGAAGAGATAGATCTTACTCAGGCTCTGATTACCATGATCAGCAACATCATTGTAATTAGAAAGGCAAGAGCAACCATTCATCAACCAAACCAGACCGAAGAGTAAATGGCAACAAAGGAGCAACTCGCCCGTCAGTTTCAGCGAGAGTTAGACGCTCGCACGGAAGCCATTCGCAGATTACAAGAGCGCACCAGGACAGCAGAAGAGCGGACGTATGCCAGCTCTACTGTTTATGGGTCAGCGTTTATCAAACAAGGGTTACAGGCCATCACAGAGGCAATCAGTGGTCGTCTTCATCGGATCAGCCAAGGCTGGGCCAGTGAGAAGGCGGAGGCTGCTGCGTTTGTAAAGGAATGTGATCCAGCCATCCTTGCTCTTATCACGGCCAAGGGTGTGCTTGATGTGCTTGGGGTTCCTCGTCTTGAGAGACCCACCTACGCCTATGTGACCACACACATTGCTCGTCTTGTTCATGACCAGATCATGCTTGACCAGTTCGAGGCACAGCATCCTGAGCTGTTTTCACAAGCCAAACTCCACATCCACGCCCACAAAGGCTACATCTACAAGGTTCAGCAGTTCCGAGCAGCCATTCGGCGGTCGGACTTCCAGCCTGATCGGTGGTCTGATGGGGTCAAGCACCTCGTTGGTGGGTGGTTGGTGGATCGTCTTGCTGAGTCAACCGGATGGGTGGGCTCTAGGACCGTCATTACGGGGGCCAAAAAGCAGCAGACGGTACTCACCTACTCAAAGGAGTTCTTAGAGGCCAAGGAGGCGCTCCTAGCGCAGGCTGAGGGCTTTGCTGCATGTCTGTGGCCGATGCTGTGCGAACCCAACGACTGGACACCAGACCAGAAAGGGGGGTATCTGACCAACGACATGAGGAAGCTCAATCGCCTGATCAGAGCTAGGTCTTCAAGAAGGTGCTCCGTAGGACGGGAAAGCGCGGCCCTTGTCATGCTGAACCGTCTCCAACGGGTGCCGTACCGGATCAATCCAAAGATCCTTGACGTAGCCAACTTCTGCCAGGAACACCGCATCAGTGTGGGTAAGTTCCGTGCTGAGGAGCCAACACCTCCACCGCCAAAGCCAGACCCCTGGGAATCCGCTTCCGAGGAGGACAAGATTGCGTATCGACGAGCTCGAACAGAGATCGAAGACAACAACGCAGCACTGGCGCAGAAGAACTATCGAACGACTGAGTGTTTGTTTGTTTCTAACAAATACAAAGACGACACCTTTTGGATTCCCTGGTCGTATGACTTCCGGGGAAGGTTATATCCAATTCCCACAAGCCTCAGTCCACAGGGTACTGACTTCGATAAGAGTTTGATTCTCTTTGAAGAAGAAGGACCAATCAATGACTGGTGGTTGTCTTTTCAAGTTGCTACTACTTGGGGTCTTGATAAAGCTCCAATGACTGAGCGGATTGAATGGACAAAACAAAACCATGACTTTATTTCTTTGATTGCTTCTGATCCAAAAGGAACAATCAATGAGTGGTCTACTGCTGAGGAGCCTTGGTGTTTCTTAGCTGCTGCTATGGAGTACTACGATTGTGTCATTGACAAAACAAAACAAACCTCTGGTCTTCCTGTGTCTGTTGATGCCACTTGCTCTGGTCTCCAGCACCTATCAGCGCTTGCGCTTGACAGAACAGCAGCAGAAATGGTCAACGTTGTCCCCACAGAGAAACCCTCTGACGGGTATGCCATTGTTGCCCAGAAAGCCAAGGAGGTCTTACCTGAGCACCTTCATAAAGAAATTACGAGGAAAACTTGCAAGCGCACTGTGATGACGACGCCCTATGGGGTGACGGAGAACTCCGCAAGGGATTACATCCGTCAGGAACTCAAAGGTGTCGAACTTCAAAAAGGCGAATTGCAAGCCATCGTAAAAGCCATCTATCGCTATGCGGTTAAGGAGGTTTTCTCTGGTCCTTGTAAGTCAATGGAGTTCATCCAGAAGACTGCCGGTGAGGTAATCAAGTCTGGTCGTGAACGCCTTGAATGGATGACACCTTCTGGGTTCCCTGTTGTTCAAGAGTATCGAAGGAATGATTGTGAACGTGTCAACACCAAGCTTCTTGGTCAGCGCCTTCAGACTCATCTTTTGAAACCCTTTGAAGAACGACAGATTGACCTACAAAAGGCCAAGACAGCAGCAGCTCCTAACCTTGTTCACAGCCTCGATGCAGCCCTGCTTCATTTAGCTTTTGCATACTGGGACAAACCCTTCACAGTTATCCACGACTGTGTGTTGGGTCGTTCCTGTGACATGGAGGAAATGGCTGCTGCTATTCGTGACAAGTTTGTCGAGATCTATTCCAAGCCAGTGCTCAAAGACTGGGCAGAACAGCTTGGAGTTCCCTTTGATGAATCCGTCATGATCAACACCCTGGACATCAATGATGTTCAAAACTCCGCTTATTTCTTCTGTTAATGAACACCACACCTGATCTTGCCGCACTGGCAGAAAGGTTTCTTGTCCGAGAGTCGGTCATTGAAAACCTTTTTGAAGAGTACGAACGAGAGGTCGAGGCATTTGATCTTGACATCTCTTTCTACCACTACCTTGTTGAAGAGTTTGCCCAAGCATCCTTCATGGTCACCGCTCTAAATGGTGGTGATGCTGTGGATTGCCTTGAGTCTTACGATCACACCTTCGACCTCTATGACGATGATTGATCACGATCTCGCTCTGGAGGCTGCCCGGCTTTACGATCCAGAGATTGATGCTAATGTTAGAGAGGTCTACGAGCTTCTCCAAGACCATCAACTGATTACCGTCACCACCGAACTAACCTACCTACTGACTCATGTCTGAAACCCGCTTCATTGTTTCCACCACACTTGAGGGTTATGTCAACGCCCTCAAACCAAGCGGCAAGTTTAATAACTGCTGCTTCTCTGCTCGTCTTAACGATGCTGACTTGAAGAAGTTTGACGAAGCCTACGAACGAGCCATTGCTTGGGGTCGAACCAAGATGGACGGTAAGCGTCACACCGAAGAGCTTCCCAAGTGGGATGAGTCTGGTGCTTTCAAATACAGCTACGGCGGCGAGAACGGGGCTCCGATGTTCCCGTGGGTTGATACCGATGGTGTTGCTCTTGACCCTGAGACTCCCATCTGGAAAGGCACCGCTGTCAAGCTGATCATTGATCTGAAGCCCTATGTCTACGCCTCCAAGGTCGGATGTAGTTTCAAGGTTAAAGGAGCTCAGGTGGTCCGACTTGTCGGCAGCGGCGGGTCTGATTCTGGTGATCTTGATCTTGAAGACGTGGCTTCTATTTTTGGTACTACAGACGGTTTCAAGTCAGGCTCTCCATCGTTCCAACCAAACGATAAGGCGTTGGAAGAAAACCCTATTGCCGATGATGACATTCCGTTCTGATGCCAAATAACTACCGGTCCCGTCTTGAGGAACGGCTAGCTAAATGGTTACATCAGAACGACTTATCTTTTGAATACGAAACCGTTAAGCTCAATTATACAATTGAAGCCGTTTACAAACCAGACTTTATTCTTCCGAATGGGATAATGCTGGAAGCCAAGGGTTGGTTTAAACCAGAGGATCGTCGCAAGATGCTGGCTGTTAAAAAACAACATCCAGAACTAGACATCCGCCTTGTCTTCCAGGCACCCTATAACACCATCACCAAGGAGTCCAAGACTACCTACTCCATGTGGGCAGAAAAGAATGGATTCCTTTGGTGTCCCTACCACGACATTCCACTTGACTGGTTTGAATGAAAATCTCCAAAGCACTTGCTGGTAAAACATTCATCAGCAAGAAAAAGAAAAGCCGTCGTCCTCCCAAGGGCGTCAAACCCTACCGAGGTCAAGGCCGCCGATGATCCATCCTCCTTTTGGTTGTAAGGAACGCTTGAAGGCTCTCTTCGGAGACACTCTTGCTGAATGTTCCGAGCAGTATGATCCTCAAGAAGTAGCTGATGCTTTTGTTGAGGAACTAGATAGTTGGATCAACTACCACCACAATTGTGCTGACGCTTATGAGCTTATCCGAGAGTCTCTCAGAAAGCGAGTTCGTAAGGCATGAGCCCTGCCCTTCCTGTGGCAGCAGTGATGCCCTTGGTCGTTATTCTGACGGTCATGGGCACTGCTTTTCTTGCGGTCACTATGAGCATGGTGATGGCGAAACTGTTCCTTTTCACAAGCCGCAATTCCGAATGGACTTCTCCGGGGACATTGTTCCTTTACGCTCCAGGGGTATTCTTGAAGAAACCTGCAAAAAGTTCAACGTCAGATATGACGCTGAATCACGGAGCCTAAGGTTTCCCTACTACAACTCCCAAGGTCAACTGATTGCTTTTAAAGCCAGGACTCCTGATAAGGACTTCCGGTGGCAAGGCAAGAACGATGACCACCAGTTGTTTGGACAGCAGCTCTTCGGAGGTGCCAAGGGCAATAACAAAACCATTGTTATTACCGAGGGTGAGATTGATGCTTTGAGCGTCTGGCAAGCCCGTCCTAACTGGCCAGTAGTAAGTCTTGACAACGGAGCCAATGCTGCTAAGAAGTCTCTCCAGCACCAGTACAAGTTCATTGATCGCTTCGATGAGATCGTCCTTCTGTTCGACTCTGACGAAGCAGGCCAGAAAGCATCTCAGGAGTGCGCTCAACTCTTCAGACACGATAAGGTCTTCATCGCATCTCTTTCTTCTTACAAGGATGCCAACGAAGCAATCGTCGCTAAAGATCCTGAAGCTATCCGCCAAGCTTTTTGGCAAAAGAAACCCTACTCACCAAAGACAGTCATCGACGGGCGTGATCTCTTTGATCTCGCAATCAAGCCGCTTCATGGCCGCGATTCTGACTGGCCTTTTTCTTGCCTTGATAGCATCACCAGCGGGCTCCGTCTTGGTGAACTTGTTACGGTGACTGCCGGTTCCGGCGTGGGGAAAAGTACTTTTTGTGGAGAAGTTGCTCAATCGCTGGTTGACCAATCTCAAAAGGTTGGCTACATTGCGCTTGAGGAGAGCCTCCAAAGGACTGCTCTTCGTTTGATGTCCGTCAAGGCCAACAAACCCCTTCACCTCAACAATGAACTCCCAGAGACTGACCTTAAAACAGCGTTTGATTCGTCGCTTGGCACTGGACAGGTATTTCTTCGTGATGGGTTCGGGTCAGTCGATCCTGAAGCCATACTTAGTGATTGCCGGTTCATGGCACAGGCAAAGGAAGTCAAATGGATTGTCCTTGATCACCTCTCCATTCTCATGTCTGGGAATGAGTCGCATGACGAGAGGAAACTCATTGATGTCACGATGACAAAGCTTCGTTCCTTTGTTGAAGAAACAGGCGTTGGCATGATTCTTATCAGCCACCTCAAGCGTCCCCAAGGAGACAAAGGTCATGAGGATGGACAACAGGTAAGCCTCGGACAACTCCGTGGTAGCCACAGCATTGTTCAACTTAGTGACATGGTGATTGCTCTAGAACGAAACCTTTCGTCTGGACAAAACAACGCTGCTATTCGGGTGTTGAAAAACCGCTTCAATGGTCAAACAGGTAAGGCTGGGACCATCTGCTACAACTCCGAAACCGGTCGCATGATCGAAGATCTTACTTCTGATTTTAATGATGACTCATCCTCCAAATCTTCCTCAGAATATGGAGATTTCTAGCCATGCTGTTTGTACCTGCGGCTCTAGTTCCTACTTCTATTCTGAAATGGAACCGCCTGGCTACTTCTGCATTGAGTGTGGTAAACCGGATCCAATTACCCAACGTTCGTTGGAAATCGAAGAACCTGGGTATTGGGGTCTATGACTAGGTTAGTCTTCGACATTGAGACGAATGGCTTACCAAGACAAGGTTTAAGCTGTATCCACTGCATCGTCACCAAAAACATTGATACCGGAGAAGTGCTTCGGTATAACGACAGCGGCACTCACGAGTCTGTGACTACTGGTGTCAACATGCTTGCTGAGGCAAAACTTCTCATCGGGCACAACATCGTCGGCTTTGATGTACCAGTCATCCAAAGCATTTATCCGTTCTTTGAACCAGAAGCACGGCTCTACGACACGTTGATTCTTAGCCGGATGTTCTTTCCTGACATCCTTGCTATTGATTACCGAAAGCGTCCCATTGGGATGCCAATGAAAGCCTATGGTCGCCACAGCCTTGAGGCATGGGGTTACCGGATCGGTGATTACAAGGGCGAGTTTGGTAAAACTACCGACTGGTCTGATTGGTCCCAAGAGATGGAGGACTACTGCGAGCAGGACGTTCACGTTTGTGAATCCCTGTTCAAGGATATGTTCGTCAACAAAAAAAATAAAGAAGGCAAGAACCGTCTTGTTCTTTTTAATGATGCCATCAAACTGGAACATGACTTAGCCCACATCATGGCTAAGCAGGAGACCTCTGGCTGGCCCTTTAACGTTGACAAAGCTCAGAAGCTTGAATCCGCTCTCAGAACAGAGATGGACAAGCTTGCCGATCACATGAGGGAAACCTTCCCCTATGTTAACGGTGGCATTATGACCCCGAAGCGGAACAACAAAACAAAGGGTTACTTTGAGGGCGCTTCCTTTACCAAGCTTAAGGAGTTCAATCCCACAAGCCGCCAACACATTGCCTTTGCGTTTGCTACTTGGAGAGATTGGAAGCCTGAGCAATTTACAGATACCGGAGCACCGAAGATTGACGAAGGAGTCCTCCAATCAATTGATACCGAAGAGGCAACAACTTTTGCTCGCATCCTTGAGCTTCAAAAAGCCCTCGGACAACTCAGTGACGGAGCCAACGCCTGGCTCAAAATGGTCACAAACCAAGGAAGGATCCACCATACTTGCCAGCTTGCAACCAACACCGGTCGCAACGCGCATTCCCGACCAAATCTTGGCCAGACGAGTTCAGACCCTCGTTGTCGTGAACTATTTGGTCCTGGTCGCAATATGCGTCAGGCTGCTGCCGATGCTTCCGGCTTGGAGTTGCGGATGCTTGGTCATTATCTCGCTGAGTTTGATGGTGGTGCGTTCGCTGACGTTGTAGTCAACGGAGACATTCACCAACAGAATGCAGATCGAGTTGGCTGTACTCGTAAAGAAGTAAAAACCCTGACCTATGCGTTTATCTACGGCGCATCTGATCGCAAGATCGGAACTTCCCTCGATAAGTCCCTCAATGAAACGGAAGCTAAAGCACTTGGCAAAGAGATTAGGGCTAAGTTCCTTAAGGCCATCCCCGGCCTTGATGGTCTTCTCAAGTCTGTTGATGAGTCTGCTCGCGCTGACGTTCTTGTTGGCTTGGATGGCCGACCAATCAAGCTACAAGGGAAAAAACATGCTGCCCTCAACTATCTCTTACAGAGTGCTGGGGCAATTGTGTGCAAACGTTGGAACGTAATTCTTTTTGATTGGTTCCAAAGTCAGAAACTCCACTGGGACATTGATTACCAATGGCTCGGATGGATCCATGACGAAATTCAACTCGCTGTTCAACCACACTTAGTCAATGACGCCAAGTTCGCGCTCGAATGGTCAATCGTCCAAGCGGGCGAATACTACGACCTCAAAGTCCCCCTCGCAGGGGAAGCAAAGGACGGAGAAACCTGGGCCGATTGTCATTGAACCAGAGCTCCGCATTGATGCTGACTTCTATGCTTACCGCACTTGTCAGGTCAATGAGATCGAACTTGATTGGGGTGATGATCTAATCACTATTGCTAGTAACTTTAAAGAAGTTATCAAAGCATTCACCCAAGAGATTGATCGCTTACAACGTCGCTTTGAAACCGACCGTGTGTTGCTGTTCTTTTCTGACAGCAAAAATTTCCGCAAGACTATTGACTCTGAATACAAGGGCAAACGCACCAAGCGGAAACCGGTAGGTTACAAACGGTTACTTGAGTGGTGTAAAGCCAACTACAAGACCATCCGTTATGAAAACCTCGAAGCAGACGACGCTTTGGGTCTGGAATGTCATCTCGATCCTAGCGATTTTATTCTTGTTTCTCCTGACAAGGACATGAAACAGATCAGCTGTCATCTCTTCAATGGGGATGAGCTGGTCTTTACAACACCTGAAGAAGCTGACTACTGGTTCTGGCGACAATGCCTTACGGGTGATCCAGTTGACGGCTATAAGGGCGTACCCGGTATTGGCGCAAAGGGTGCCGAAAAGATACTTGCCAAGGCAGAAGACCCATGGCAGGCTGTGGTGACCTCCTACGAAAAGGCAGGTCTTTCCCTTGATGACGCCATCCGTAATGCTCGTCTCGCCCGGATTCTCCGGCCTGGTGAGTACAACTCAACCACTAAGGAGCCAATCCTATGGACCCCTCCATCATCATCGGACTCGACATAGGTCTTATTGCATTAACGATCTATGTCATTGACCCGAATGTCTTCCACGCTTTCTACCTCGTTCTGTCCGGTATCCCAACCTGGATCCAGTTACGAATCCGTCAAACAATTCTTGGAGTCCGACTCCGAATCGACCGACTCGCCTTTCGACCAGGACTTCTGGGAAGAATACTTACGGAACTCCAACTCCTTTCAATTAGACGCAACCCTGCCTATCGTGACTTCTTCGACAGCAAAGTACAGTCCGACTCATTACAAGAGGGGGACGATTGAAGTCTGGGATTTTATCGTTGATCAAGAGCTTGACTACCTGGCAGGGAACGTGGTAAAGTACGTCTGCCGTGCTGGTTTTAAAAACTATGAATCCGAAATGGATGATTGGTTGAAGGTCAAGGCTTACGTTGAACGTAAGATCAAACAACTCCAAGAAAACCGCAACACCTAAATGGAACCGCTGCTCCAGCAAGCCATCAAATTTCGGTTGGCAATGGAACAACCGATCAACACCACAGACGAAACAGTTCATGAGCTTCAACACGCTCTTATTCAAGAAGAGTGGAATGAGTTTCACGAAGCTTTTGAACTTGAGTTTAGTCCACTCAACGAACACGAAGAAAACAAAGTCAACCAGCTCAAAGAGTTAGCTGATCTTGTTTTTGTTTGCTATCAATTTGCCGCTGCTCGCGGCTGGGACTTAGACACCGCAATGACGCGAGTGTTTGAATCCAACATGAGCAAACTTGTCAACGGTAAACCCCTTCGCCGTGACGATGGAAAAGTATTGAAGGGACCAAACTATCAACCTCCTGTTCTCGACGACCTCATCTGAAATGTCCACCCCTCAAAAGATTGCACGCACTGGCCGTGTTCAAAATTGGATTGACAACCCAGACTCCCGCCTGCCGGTGTCCTGTACTGTCTTTGTTGTAGATGACAGCATGGAGGGGCCGGAAGGTATCGAGGCCAGCTGGCGCTATGTCAGCCACGCCCTGCGGAATGGAGCAGGCGTTGCCGTTCACCTTTCTAAGCTTCGCCCCAAGGGGCATGAAAATGGTAAGGGCTTGACCGCTTCTGGTCCGGTATCCTTTGGCCGTATCTATTCTACTCTTAACGAAGTAATTCGTAGGGGCGGCCATTACAAGAACGGCGCGTGTGTGTTGCACCTCGATTATACGCATGGCGATGCACTTGAGTTTGTCAATGCTTCTCGTACTGAGTTGCCTTGGGTCAAGCGTTGTCTTGATATTGATGAAAACTTCCTCAAGTATGCCAGCGATGAGCTGATTGACGCCACTATTGAAGGAATCAAAAAGGGCGACATTTGGCTTAACAAGATCCGCCATGACTCTCTCGGGAATCGCATCTACGGCAATGTATGCCTTGAGGTGTATCTCCGCAGTCGTGGCACTTGTTTGCTTCAGCATGTCAACCTTGGTGCTTGCAAACGCGAGGATCTTGTTGAAGCGTTTACCGAAGGGATGACCAGTCTTATTGACCTCCACGCCAAAACAGGTGTGGGGGAAACTGGTGAATACCTTCCCCCCGAGACTGACCGACAAGTTGGTCTTGGGATTCTTGGTCTGGCTAACTTCCTTTGCCAGAACGGCGTAACTTATAAAGAGTTTGGAAACGCCCTAACCAGATTCCATGCTCATCAACCGGAGGACACTCCGGCATATCGACTTGTATCTGAACTTGCAAAAGCCATTGAGCTTGCGTCACAGATTGCTCGACTCCACAACATGGACCGGGCGTTTGCTATCGCGCCTACGGCTTCCTGCTCTTATAACAACATCGACCTGCGTGGCTATACTGCTGCCCCAGAGTTGGCCCCTCCTATCAGTCGTCACGTCGATAGGGATAGTGGGACTTTCGGAGTCCAGTCTTATGACTACCCGCCGGATGTAGAGATCGCCTCTGAGGTGGGCTGGGATGCCTACAAGGAAGTGGCTGATGGTATTATCCGTCTCTTCCAGAACACCCTGCTCTTCCATGGATACAGCTTTAACAGCTGGTCTGATGTTGTGACTTATGACCGAGACTTTATCTATGAGTGGATCTATTCTCCTCAGACAAGTCTTTACTATTCCCTTCAGGTGATGCCTGATACTCAATCCAAGGATGACGCCCTCGCCGCTCTTGACGAGGATTTCCGTGATCTCTTTGGCTTTGAGGAAGAAGAAGTTGATCCTGATTGCGGCTGTCCCAAAATCAAACCAGAAAACGAAATTTGTATCCCCTGCGGAGAATGAGCCAAATCCTGTCGCCTTACGATCAAGTTGTCAGCCGGAAGCGTAAATGGACGCCTCTGGCTGTTCAAAAGGGACGGGTGGTTGAAGGGGCTGAGGACGCACTTAAACGCGCCCTTGGCCTCCGCCACCTAGAACTTCCTGTGCGAGAGTTCCTTCAGCAGGGACTTGAGCGCGAACTACCCAACACCCCTGGTCTACGAGAGGCTCTTCTTTCTAATCAATTGGATGAAGAGCGTCATGACCAGGCGTTGAACTATGTCATTGATGCCCATGGTGCAAACCAGAAGCATGAAGATGAAGCAAAGCACATCCTCAAGGCTTGGCTAGACGCACCAGAGCATCCCATTCTGAAAGCAGCTATCCTTGAGCGCAGTGTCTTCTTCGTCATCCTCCCCTTCTTCCGATTCAATGGAGACATCGGAATCCGCAGCACAGCCGCAGACATCAGCAGAGACGAGCAAACGCACGTCGCCATACACTCGATGGTCTGCTCCGAGCTGGGCCTCAAGTCCACATCAAGCCTCAATCGCTTACGCCGAGCGACTGTTGGATGGGTGATGGATTCTCTTTCGTCCAATGAAAACAAGTACTTGGACAAAGACTTCTGGATGAATCAATCCGATTCCCTCTATGAGCGTGGTAAGGCCCCCGGTCTTAAGGACACGCAAAGAGCCAGAATGCCTGCCTTTTTCGAGGCAAGTAACGTTGACCTTCCACAATACGGCTAAATGGCCTACCTAGATGAGGATGCCCTGCCCCTGACCATGGTTGTTGGGGGCAAGGTAGACCTTCTTCGGCTTATTGCTGAGCTTGAAGAAATGTATCCTGATCGCTTTCCTGACTGTAATATCTCCGACCGGGAACTAGCTTTCCAGGCCGGGGCTATTGCGGTCATTAAGTATCTTAAATCAAAAACCAATCGAGATTAGAACAATGTGTTTTGGTGGTTCTCCTCCTCCCCCGCCTCCCCCGCCTCCGATGCCGCAGATGCCTGCGCCTCCCCCACCGCCTCCTGCCCCTCCTGCCCCTCCTCCGGCACCCGTTAGTGCTGGTCAGAAGGTGGCTACTATTCAAAGCAAAGCAACAACCAAATCAGCTAAAGACAAGACCAAAGGCGCTGGTGCATTTAAAGCCCCTAGGCCTATGGTTGGAACTATCTCCGGGCAGACTACTGGGTTGAATGTTCCTACTGCTCAGTAACGGAGGAATAGACTATGTGCATGATGGGCGGCTTAGCAGGTCCAGGCTATGTATCACAAAACGGACAATCTTTTTATTCGCCTAGTGGTTTACTAGGAGCCTCTTTAGCAAAAGATCCAACTGCTGTAAAAAGCGCACGCGACCAAGGTCGTCTTGAATCTATGTTTGGAACCGATCCTTATATGGCTAAGATGGTAGCTCGTACTGAAAATAGAATGTACGATCCTGCTGATCCATATGGGCTTCGAGCAGAAAAAGAGGCAGCGACAAGCAGCCGCATTGGTGCTTTAGAAAATCAATTACAACAGCAACAAGGTCGAGCACAACTCGGCACGATTTCTACTAGCCAAGCTGCTTCTGTAAAGACCCCTTCCACTAACACCCGCACTCCTCAACGTGTGCGTCCCATTCGTAGCTCTCTGAAAACTACGTCTGGAGTTAAACAGATTCCTACCGCAAGCTCCTTGTCTGGCGGTATGGGTCTCAATGTCCCTAACTAATTAAATGGAAAACTCGTCTGCCGCATCTCGGTACGCCCGACTCGCTAGCGACAGAACGATCTTTCTTGATACTGCTAGGGAGTGTGCTCGCCTCAGTCTTCCTTACCTCCTTACTCCTACGGGTGTAATTAACGGTCAGAAGCTGCCCACTCCTTGGCAATCAATCGGTGCCAAAGGCGCGAACGTCATGGCCTCGAAGCTGATGCTTAGCCTGTTCCCTGTAACGGCTACGTTCTTCAAGCTTCAGATCAACGACGGTAAGCTCGCCTCGGACCCCAATCTAGATGCTCGGATCAAATCTGAGATCGACTTGAGCCTGTCCAAAATGGAACGGGTTATCATGCAACACGTTGCCGAATCACAGGACCGAGTGGTCCTACATCAGGCAATGAAGCATCTGATTGTAACCGGGAATGTCCTGGTCTACATGGGTTCGAGTGGTGTCAAACTGTACCCTCTTGACCGCTATGTGGTCGTCCGTGATGGAGATGGTCAGCCCACCGAGATCGTTACTGTTGAATCAATCAACCGTCAATTTCTACCTGAAAAATTTCAAAAGCCAAAACGCTCTATCAATCGAGTAGATGACAACACTGCTACTCCTTCTATTGATGTTACTGTTGGTGAAGATGAGGCTGCGGTCTATACTTGGGCCAAACTCACCGACGGCCAATGGCGTTGGCGTCAAGAAGTAGACGGTGAGATCATTGAAGAAAGCTACGGCAAAGCTCCAAAGAACACGACCCCTTGGCTTCCCCTTCGCTTTAACATTGTCGATGGAGAAGACTACGGACGTGGCCGCATTGAAGAATACCTCGGTGACCTTAAGTCGCTTGAGGGACTCATGCAAGCCATGGTCGAAGGTTCCGCTGCTTCTGCTAAGGTTGTCTTTCTGGTATCTCCTTCTGCTACCGTTAAGCCTGCTACTTTGGCAAAGGCCGGAAACGGAGCAATTATCCAAGGCCGTCAAGAAGATGTGTCCGTGGTTCAAGTAGCCAAACAGGCTGACTTCTCAACGGCATATCAGATGATCACTCAGCTAACACAACGGCTGAGCGAAGCGTTTCTTATTCTTACGGTACGTCAATCTGAACGTACTACCGCAGAAGAGATTCGCGCTACCCAGCAAGAACTTAACGAACAGCTGGGTGGTATCTATGGCAACCTGACCACTGAGCTGTTGCGTCCGTATCTTCAACGGAAGATGTTTGTGTTGCAACGTTCGGGTGTGTTGCCTAAACTTCCTAAGGGTGTTGTGTTCCCAACTGTCATTGCTGGTATCGAAGGTATCGGTCGTGGTCAGGATCGGGAATCACTGATGATGTTCCTTCAAACTGTTTCTCAGTCCCTTGGACCTGAGGCCATGATGAAGTTTATCAACCCTGATGAAGCCATCAAACGCCTTGCTGCTGCTCAAGGTATTGATCCGATTCAGCTTATTAAGACAGCTGAGGAACGTGACAATGAAATGAAGCAAGCACAACAGCAACAGATGCAAGCTACCATGATGAACCAGGCTAGCGACTTTGCTAAGTCTCCTCTCATGGATCCTGCTAAGAACCCTGCTGCTGCCGACACTCTCGCACAAGTAAGTAATGCCGTCACCGGACCTGCCGCTGGACCTCAACGACCAGCCCCTGAATCCTGAAGACTTTGAAGTTACCGAAGCACCTAAGGCAACCGTCACCTCTCTTGAGCCTAAGCGGAAGCCTGCTGGTAAAGCTACGGTAAAAACAAACAAAGTCAAACCCGAACCCAAGAAAAGGATTGTTAGTCCTGGTCTTGGTAAAGTTACCCTCGTCACCCACTAAACCACTCCTATGGCTGAAATCACTTTTGACGGAAACGACCCCGCAGTAACCGAAGCCCGTCAGGCAGAGGAAGCGAGGCTTGTGGAGCTTGGTGATAAGCTGATTGCCGAAGAAGAAGAACGCAATCTTGCTAAATATGAACAAGCTCGAAAAGACGCCGAGTCAGAACTGCGTTATGCCGGTAAGTTCAAATCCGCTGAGGATTTGGAAAAGGCATACAAAGAACTGGAAAGCAAACTTGGAAAGAAAGAAGAAGCAGGTACTGAAGAAGGCGATTCAACGGAAGATACTTCCGAAGAAGCTGTCGAAGAAGATCCTGCTTCCGAAGCAACTAAGTTTCTCCAAGAAGCTTCTGACGAATACTTTAGTAACTCCAACCAACTGAAACCTGAGACAGTTCAAAAGCTCAAGGAGATGCCGTCTGAGCAACTCATTGATGCTTACCTGGAGCTGCAAAAAAATACGCCCATCCAACAACAGCAACTAACTGATGCTGATGCAACGGCGATTCTTGATTCGGTTGGTGGTGAGGCTGCCTATAATGAAACTCTTGCTTGGGCAGCAGACAATCTAAAACCAGATGAAGTTGCTGCATTTGACAACGTAGTCAATAGCGGCAATAAGGATGCCATCTTCTTTGCAGTCCAAGCACTCAATCAACGTTACAAAGATAGCGTTGGCTTTGAGGGCAAACGAATGTCTGGAAAGTCGGTGAAAAATTCTGTCAAAGGATTCCGTAGTCAAGCAGAACTGGCTCGGGCAATTTCTGATTCTCGTTATCGGAATGACCCTGCCTACCGTCTTGACATCGAACAGCGCCTGGCTGCAAGCGGCGATCTTCTCTAACAGATCGTGGGGACTGCAATGTCCCCCATGCCTATTGAGGATGGGATAACCTCGTAAAAAACCCAGTCATGACTGGAGTATTGGCCCGCTGCGGTGGATACCCAATACGAAAGGCAACCCAACAACTAAATAATTTTTCCCGGGACTCTCGCAACAATACCAACCTAATCTTATTCTTTTAAAGACAAGTGACTTTTTCTGTAACTCAGCTCGGCCAGGCTAACGGCGCGGGCGATACTCAGGCTCTGTTCCTGAAACTCTTCACCGGTGAGGTCTATGAGGCCTTCCGTAACGCTACGATTGCTAAGGGCCTGGTCATGAACCGGACCCTCAAGAACGGCCGCGAGGCTCAGTTCATTCACACCGGTCGCGTGTCGGCTGGTTACCACACCCCCGGTAACGCTATCCTGGGCAGCGGTGACCCCAACGTGGCAGAGACCACCATCGTGATGGATGACCTGCTGGTCGCCTCCGCGTTCGTGGACAACCTTGATCAAGTTCTGGCCCAATACGATATTCGTGGCCCCATCGCCCGTCAAATCGGCCAGAGCCTCGCAGAATACTATGACCGCCGCATCTTCCGCGTGCTGGATCAAGCTTCTGCTGCTACCGCCCCTGTGACTGGCGAGCCTGGTGGCTTCCAGGTGAACCTGGGTGCTGGTAACGAGTATGACGCTCAGGCGCTGGTTGATGGCTTCTTTGAAGCTGCTGCCCGTCTGGACGAAGTGGCAGCGCCCCAGGAGGGCCGCGTCGCGGTGCTCAGCCCTCGTCAGTATTATGCTCTGATCAGCCAAGTCGATACCAACATCCTGAACCGTGAGCTCGGCGGTAGCCAGGGTTCCCTGAACAGCGGTGAAGGTCTCTATGAGATCGCCGGTATCTCCATCCGTAAGTCCAACAACATTCCCTTCCTGGGTAACTACGGCTCTGCTGCTGGCACTGCCATTGAGGCTCCTGCTGCTGGCGAGAACAACGACTACGGTGATGGCCCTGGCGGTGACTTCGATAACAGCTGTGGTCTGATCTTCCACCGTGACGCTGCTGGTGTCGTTGAGGCCATTGGCCCCAGCGTGCAAACCACCGGTGCCGACACGAAGGTGATCTATCAAGGCGATGTAATCGTGGGACGCCTTGCCTACGGCTGTGGATCCGTCCGCCCTGCTGTGGCTGGTGCTTTCCGTAACGTCTGATTCCTTCTTTCATGCGTTCATGTGGGGGTCTTTATGGCCCCCTTTTTTCTTGCCCGACCATAATGACTACTCAACTAGAAGCTATTAACCAGATGCTTAGTGGCATCGGGCAAGCCCCGGTGGTAAGCCTAGATGTCGCTAACCCCGAAATCGCTATTGCTCTTGACGTTCTTGAGCAAGTAGATAGAGAAGTACAAGGTGAAGGCTGGCACTTCAATACTGAGGTTGCCTATCCCTTTACTGCTGATAATAATGGATTTATTTTTGTTCCGTCAACAGCACTTCAGGTTTCGGATAATAAGTTTGCTAACAATCAGAAATACCAGACCGTATTGCGTGATGGCAAGCTTTACGATAAGATAAAGCACACCTACACGTTTACTGCCGGACAACAAGTGAAATGTGATGTTGTGTGGAAGTTTGACTTTACTGATCTTCCTCAGGTCTTTAAGGACTACATCACTCAACGTGCTACCCGTGTGTTCTCTGGACGGGTTTTGGGTTCCCAAGAAATGGTAACCTTCAATGCTCAAGACGAAGCTCTTCTTCGTGCTAACTGCTTGGCCTATGACACCAGCAGTTCTGATGTGAATATCTTTGGTCAGGAGAACGGCCAGAATCTTTACATCAGCTATACTCCATTCCGCGCTATTGCTCGATAATCATGGCTGCTATCTCACAAAGAATCGTCGGTCTGATTGGTGGGGTATCGCAACAGCCTGACTCACTGATGCTTCCGGGTCAGTTCCGAGAATGCGATAACTATTACCCCGACCCTACCTTTGGATTACTAAAGCGTCCAGGCACTAAGCTGATTCGGCGTCTTGAAAATGCTGATGATGGTGGTAGCTGGTTCTTTATTTCCAAAGGCGATGACGATAAGCTGATTCTTCAAATCAATGAAGACGGCACACTTAATTTGTGGGATGGCCAAAGTGGTGTTGAGCAGACTTTAAATGCCCTTAGTGGTTCTGCCCAGACCTATGCGTCCCACACAAACTCATCAGACATTGAAGTTCTTCAGATCAACGATTACGTCTTTGTTCTGAACCGTAGTGTCTTTGTTGAGGATGATGGTGTTAACTCAGCAGCACAAACCCCATTTGGTTATGTGACGCTGACGACCATTGCGTATGACACCAGCTATCGGGTTACTATTGATGGTACTAATTTTACCTATAATAGTCCTACTAGTGCTGGTTCTAACATTGACGCAAACACCATTATCAATGCTCTTGTTAGTGCTATCAATGGCAACCCTGCTTATGTTGCTACTGGTGTTGCTAACCACATCCACATCCGTAGAGCAGACAACGCAGACTTTAGCCTTGAAGCAACAGGTAGTATCTCTGGTACTGGTCTGACTGCTTACAAAGGCGTTGTGTCTGGTGTTGAGGATCTTCCTGATCAATTCCTTGACGGAGAAGTTATCCGTGTTGGAGCAGGTGAGGCTGATGAGGATGACTATTATCTTGAGTTTGAAACCAGTGATGGCTCTTCTCAGGGTGCTGGTACTTGGGTTGAAACCATTGGACCGGACGTTCCTCTTGGCGTAGATGCCACCACAATGCCCCATGCGCTCATCCGTGAGGCTGATGGTACTTATACCTTCCGTGAGCTTTCCGAGGCTGCTGCTGCGGCTTATACCACCTCCACAACGGTGTCTGGTATTCCTACTGCTGTTAGCGTGACCAGCAATGGAAACGCTCGTTGGAGTATTGGTCAAAAGTTCCCGGTCTATGATGGAACCGGACTGAACCTTCGTCTTCAGGTTACTGCCATTAACGATGACCGTCAGATTACTGCTGTAAGTATTGTCCGTGCTGGACGTAACTACACCGCAGCTGATGTTGTAACCAACCTTGAAGGGGACACGTTTACCATTGATACTGTTGGTTCTGCTTCTCTTTCTGGTAGCACTTGGGCTACGCAGTATTGGGGTCAACGTACTGTGGGTGATGAGGTGTCTGCCGAAAGTCCCAGCTTTGTTAATGAGCGGATTACTGGCATCTCATTCTTCAAGAACCGTCTTGTCCTAATGAGCAACGAAAACGTTGTTTGTTCACAGGCAGGAAGCTTCCTTGATTTCTATCCGTCTACTGTTATTACTATTGTCGATAGCGATCCAATTGACCTATCGGCAGGTTCTAAGACTCGTATTGAGTTTCGGTATGCTATTCAGCAGCCTGTTGGTTTGTTGGCCTTTGCCGACAACGCACAGTATATGTTGCAGACACGGACGGAAGCGTTCTCTCCAGCTACGGCTGAATTGAATGCCCTGTCTACCTTTAGTCATAGCAACAACATTAAACCAATCGACCTTGGCAATACCCTGGTCATTACGGAACAAAACTCCAAATCTATTTCTGTTACTGAGCTGACGATTAACATCGACACTCCGCCCCTAAAGACAGATCTTAGTAAGCTTGTTCCTTCTTATATTCCTACTGGTATTACTGCCATCACCAACACGCTAAGTGCTTCGGTGTTTGGTCTTCGTTCCGTCCAGGAGCCTAACTCTGCTTATCTCTTCCGGTATTATACTCAAAATCAAGAACGTCTTATGGCGTCTTGGTTTAAGTGGACCTTCCCCGGTGAGATCCGCATGATGGAGTTTGTTGAGGATGAAGTCTTTATGGCTATCCAAACAGACAACGGAGTAGCTTTGTGTCAAATGAACCTTCTTACCGAAGGCGCAGGCGGCGCAATCTTATTTGAAGGGGACTATGTGGATCTCCGCATGGATCTTTTTGATTATAATCCTGAAACTTCTTATGATGCTGGAGCTGATGAAACGCGCATCTTCTTCAAGGAAGGTGCTGATATTGCTGATGCTCAGCCTTGTCTTGTTTTCATTACTCCGAATGATGCTGCTTATGTTCAGTATCTAGATCTCCAACATGATGCTGGTGCTCCAGTAGGACAGCAGTACTATGTGGCGATACCAAACGACGAAACCAGTCAGCAGTTTGCTCTTGGTTATCAGATCACCGCTGATGCCCGGTTCCCTGGTTTCTATGTTAAAAAAGACAAAGTGGCTGATGAACTGAATCCACCTATTGTTCATCGTGTCCGTCTTTATAGTCACGAGTCTGGTCCCTTCCAGGTTACTCTTAATGTTCCTGGACGTAATGAGTTTGAGCTTACTCTTCCTCAGATCACTTCCGACCTGACTAGCTTTAACCAAGCTCCTATGTTACGCACCGCAGAAAACATTGTTCCCATCATGGCGAAGGGTAAGGATGCTGATCTGCGAGTTATTTGTAACGCACCATTCCCGCTTGCCCTTGTTACTATGACTTGGGAAGGCACCTATAACAACAAAGGCATCAGAGCCGTATGATCCACGAAATCCGCCCAGCGACAATTGAAGATTCTTTTTTTGTTGCTAAACACCTCCAAGCGGATGATCGCAACGAATTACTCGGGTGGGGTTACGATCCAATCGTAGCTCTGCCCGTTTCGTTTTACAAATCTGATGAGCCCATAACCTTTCTCATCAAAGACCAAATTTGTGGGATGGCGGGGGTATCCAGAACAGATGCCCATAGCGGAAGTATTTGGATGCTAACCACAGACTATCTCCGCCCGTATCCCAAACTATTTTTTAAGGAGGCAAAGAAATGGGTCGATCAACAAACCTCCTACGACATTCTCCACAACATAGCTGATCCGCGCAACCGAATGCACATGAAGCTTCTTCACCTTCTTGGATTTAAGAAACTTCGATATGTGTCTGTCGGACCACAAAACCTTACTTATGTTGAATTTGCTAAACTAACATCATGTGTCTCCCAGCCGCCGCCGTAGCGATTGGCCAGTTTGTCGTCGGTGCTGTTTCTTCTATTGCTCAATATCAGCAGCAACAGGCAGCAGCTAACTACGAGGAACAGGTCCGTCAACAACAATATCAAATCCAAAAACAGCAGGCTGACTATGAGTACAACCTGCAAATGCAACAGTATGATGCTTCTCAACAGGCATACAATCAACAGATTGAAGCCAACGCAGAAGCAGCCAACCGTGGTTATCAGCGGGAACAGCTAAGGCTTCAAGAAAAGAAAGCAGAAGCATCCCAGCGAGCACAAGACCTTCTTATTGAGAAGCTTCAATCACAGGGTACGGTTCTGTCTTCTGGTCGCACTGGTAAGTCGATTGCTATGTTGACTTCCGATGCTGAGCGTGAATATGGTCGGGACTTGGCAAACCTTGGAACTAACCTTGGTTATGCTACTCAGAGCTATGGATTCAATGTCCAAGACATCATGGCAGAAGCTGAGTCGGCCAATAACATTGCTGCTAGCCAGCGTATGATTGAACCCGTTAAGCAGTATGTGGCACCTCCTGCTGCTGTTATGAAGCCCAGTTCTGCTGGCATGATCCTTGGCATTGGTCAAGCCGCTCTTAGTGCTGCCGGTACTTATGGTGCGCTCAAAGCTCCAAAGGGAACAATACCGACACCTAAACCGACACCTAAAGCCGCTGGAAAGGCAACGCAACTTTTCTCTCCTGCTGGTAAAGCATATTATGGACCCGCATTTGGTGGTTAATTACTGATGGCAATTTATCAATCAAAGGGCCGCCGCGTTCAGCTAGAGGGTCGGGAAATCCAACGCGGCTTTCGAGGCCAACAAATCTATGACCCTAGCAAATCTTTAGGTCAAGCAGCTTCTGATCGTATTCAAAAAGCTGGAGAAGCTGCCAATCAATACTCCAATCAACTGAGTCAGCTTAGCCGCGACTTTGATGCTCTTGGTCAAGAGAACACCGAAGCTCTTGTTAACTTTAGCGAGACGCTTTCTAAGTTTGTTGTCGAGAAGCAAAAGGAGTATAACGAGAATCAGAAGAACCTTGGTATTGCCGACATCCTTAATGGCAAGACTGAGCTGAATCCTAAGCTGCTTGAAAAATACGAACAGGATCGAGACTATCTAGAAAAGGCAAACGAGGCAGAAGTCCAAGCCATTGCTGAGGTAGAAAAACAAGATCCTGCTCTTGCTGAAAGTCTTTATCAAGAAAGCAAAGCCGTTGGCGGTTGGCGTGGCTACGGTCAGGCTGTCGGCAAGGCAATGATGGGTGCTGGTTCGATCAGTTCCTTCTTTAGTGCGTTTCTCGCAAGTGACGAACCCATCCAAACTACTGTAAACGGCCAGGTTCAAACGTTTACGCCGAGAACGGCTAAGACGCGAGAACAGCTGGAAGCTGTGTGGGAAGTTGGAACCCAGAAGTTTCTTCAGACATCTGGTCTTAACCAACTTAATCCTGTGATTCTTGCTGAACATGTAACCCCCATTATGGTTCGTGCCAGGGGCGAGCTGCTCGGCCAGAAGATGCAAGACATCATTGAGGTTCGGCGTAGTAATCAACTCGAAGATAAACGAGCTGAGATCTATGCTGGTAAGAATAACTTTGCCAATCCTCAAACCGCACAACAAGAGATTCTTCGTCTTAATAAGTGGGCAACCGATTATTACGGTGGTGACCGCACTAAGGCAAACGAAGAAACTCATGATATGATGACGCATATGATTCGTGTCACGGCAAGTGAAGATCTTGCTTTGGCCAATCGTATGTTTAATGAGTACCGTAAGGCTGGCCTTAATCCAGACAAACCATCTCTTGGTACTTATGGAGACCGTTATGACCTGACGGATCTTGCTACGTTCCTGGATCAAACCAGCGATAAAAAGAAAGCAGAAGCTGATGCTGTTGTCGATGACGAAGCAGAAGGCATCACTAAGGTCTTCTATGCCAACCCAAGTAAGGCAACCTATAACGAGGCAATGAGACGCCTTGAGGAGTTACGGACTAAGAATCCTACTTCTGGTGTTCTTGCTGAGATTGATCGTCTTCAGAATCGTGGTCCGAACTGGAACCCCGGTCGGGAACAGGCTCTTGTTGATTCTGCTACAAGTCTTGGCGAACTGGCAGCTCTAAAGGCAGCTGGTTATATTTCTTCTGATGCTTATGAGCGTGGATCACAGCGATTCGCCTCTGAGCAAGAAGCCAAAGACATTCTTCCTGGAAATCGTCAGAACCTTGTTCGCGGTGCTATCCGTGAGGTTACCAAAGATCAAGTCGGTAATGTTCCTGAGGCTTTTGTTGAGAAGAGTCAAGGTGCCGTCAATGCTATCGTTGGTCTTGCAGAAGCTGTTGTTCTTAATAACGCCGCAAAGGCACGAGCAGCTGGCAAGGAATACACCGCACTAGACGCTCAACGGGACTTTGATGCCGCAGTTAAATCACTGCTGCCTGAGTTTGTTCAAATTCAGAAAGGCCCTCGTGGTGGCGTTACCCAAGTTAAATTCCACTCTACTCCTCAAAGTGATCGCCTTTCTCGGGCTACTGCTTCTACCAATACGAGTAAAGCTGGCACGGGTCTAGACCTTGTTAACACGGCTCTAGAGCGTCTTCCTAAGACCACCTCTGCTGTTAAGGATGTTGTCCTTAGTCCTGAGCGTATTTCGCTTTCTATGGAAGTACTCCGTAATGGTGGACAGGTTCCTTCTGATGTCCAGTTTGCAGCACAGACTGCGGGTGTTTCGGTCCCGGAATATCTGCGTCGTCAGGCTGCTCAGTATGACATGGAGTACAACGAAGCAGAACTTGGTCAGGGCGCTAACAACTATCTTGAAAACAAGAAAGTCAGCCCTCGCATTGCTAATGCTCTTGCTAACCCTCGTACCGCTCCTGAGCAACGTCGGCAATTGGAACGGGAACTGGCGCGTCTTAAGGCGCAACAACAGCTTCCCTTGCAACCTATCCGCCAACTGGAAAGCTTTAAAGCACAGGTTAGTTCTGTGACTTATGAAGATTATGTTCCAGGAAAACGTGGACAACCCGGCCTTGACATCTTCTTTGAAGATAAGCAATTTCCCGTAGTTATGGATGGCCGTGTTAAAGACATTTCCTATGAGTCTGGTTATGGTAATTATGTGGTGATTGAATCCACTGATCCAGAAACTGGCGAACAGGTTGATGTTCTTTATGCCCACCTTGCATCTCGCTCTCCACTTACCATTGGTCAACAGGTTTCTGCTGGTCAATTAGTTGGTATCCAAGGCGGTACTGGTAATGTCCGATCTGCGGATGGAACCATTGCTAGTATTGATTTTCTTGCTCCAGCTCCTCGTGGTAGCGGCAGTATGAAACCCTATCGTAACTTTGATCGTTTACGTCGTAGGATTGGCGCTACCTTTGGATATTAAAAGACCCTCTTCTGCGGATTGGGGTCTTTCCTTTTTTTCTTTTTCTCTCTGCGGAGACACAAAACTAAATGGCAAGTCCTGATTCCTTTCCCCTTGTTGATACTGAAAAGCTGCGTGCTCTTCAAGAAGAAGACTATCAAAAGCGTCAAGAACAAGTTCGTCTTGAAGCAGCTGCTCAACAGCAACAACAACAAGAAGAAACGCAACAAAAAGAACAGCAGTTCCAACAGCAACTTGTTAGTCCTCTTCCCCAACAACCACAGCCTGGTGCGCCCCTAGAGGGTGTTTCCAAGTGGATGGAAGAAAACATCTACATTCCAGCGTCTGATATGCTGGATAACTTGACTGGTGATCGTAAGACCCCAGAACAGATTGCTCAAGAACGTCAACAAGCTAGGACAGAAACCCAGCAAAAGTACAAGGAGGCGGATGAACAGATCCAACAGGGTCTTGCTTATGAAGCCACAACTGCTATTGCTGGTGCTTTTGCTAAGCCTATTGAAGGTGCTATTGATCTTGGCTATCAGGTCTATCTTGATCAAACCGTAAACAAAGGTCTTAAGCCTACGGACGAGGCGTATAAGCGGGCATATACCCAGCTTATCAATTCGCCTAAGACGGACGCCGGTGTCGCTGCTGAGCGCATCCTGAGCTTTGTCATTATGGCTCGGCAATTGCGTAATGTTCCTGGTGCGAAACTAGGTACTAAGCCTATGCCAAAGGATCTCAAGGGTGCTCAGTGGCTTGCTGCTAAAGGTAAGCGAGCTATCCTTGAAGGGGCTGTCCCTGGTGCTATTTCTGACTTTCTTCTTACTGATGCCAAAGATGGCAACATGATGGAAGTAATCAAGGACTTGGTTCCTGAGAACTACCGTGAGGCTTTTATCTTTGGCTTGGCTACTGACAAATACGGTGACCCTTGGATGAACCGTGTCAAGAGCGCAGGCGAAGGTCTGATGCTTGGCCCTGTTTTTAATGTAGGCATTTCGGCTCTTGCTGGCGGCTATCGTGTTGCTCGCAAACTTATTAAAAAAGGAGCTACTCCTGAAGAAGCCGTTACTGCTGGTGTCAATGAAATTGCCAAACTGTCGGATGAGCTGGGCGAATATGCCAAAGTTTCTAAGACAGAAGACGGCAATATGCTAAAGGCCCTGAGTGATCAGGCCAACGAAGCAGACGAAGAAATGATGCGCGTACAGATGCGTATCAATGAGGCGTCTCCTGAGGATGCAGCTAAGCTTACCGAAGAACTAGAAAACCTTCGTCAAAGAAAGCAGGACCTTTCCACTCAGATGGAAAACATTGCTGACCCTTCTACCAAGCAATTCGACTTTGAAAACAGCCGGGTTGACAAGGCCGAAGACATCAACAATGTTGCATCAAACCAAATACTGATGGAAGAAGGCATTCCTGGTAAGGGTAAGGTGAGCATTCATGCGGCTTCTGGTCGTGTGCTTACTGAATCTGCTGTCAAGAGTGCTGGCATTGAAGGTGGTGCAAAGAAGATTCTTCAGAAGTATGAAAAGGACGTTGACGTTCTTCGTATTTCTAAGGAGAGTGGACTAACCACTGGACAGGTCTTGGAAAACGCAGCCAAGATTTACCAAGGTTTCCTTGATGGTATCAAGTCTTTTGATGACATCTTTAGTGCTACTGAGGGTGATCTGGTTAAGCGTTTGATGTCTGAGTCCGGTGAGGTTATTGTTGGTTCTAAGCGAGGCACCCTTGGTGCTACTGCGGAAACCATCATTGCTTCTAAGGCAATCATTGCTGACTGGTCTAATGAGCTTTACCGTCTGTCCCAGCTGGCAGAAGAAGCAGACACCCGTCAGATCGCTAACTTTAACTATTACGAACGCCTGACTGACCGCTTTATTGGTCTGCTTGAGTTCTATAAAACCGGAACCCAATTCCTTGGTGGCAGCCTTAATGCCCTTCGTCTGAGTCTTGTTGATAATGTTTCCGCACGGGAAGCACTTCAATATATGGCAAAGGAAGAAGGAGACGAGGATGCCATGGTTACCCTTGCTCGCTTGCGTAAGTTTGCACAAGAAGCAAAGGATGCCTATCGTAGAGGTGATGCCGATGGTCTTGAAAAGATGCGGACGCTTACCAGAGCCATGGTATTGGCCGGTGGTGACCCGTCTAAGGCGATTAGCTTCGGTGCTACGGCTCGTGCTATTGCCCTTCGGATTGGTACTCGGAACTTCTATAACTCCATCCTTTCTGGTGCTAAAACCCTATTCCGTAACGGTGGTACGTTCTACCGCTTGGTTGAGGCTCCTACCAGCATTGCTCTGCGTGGTGCTTTTACTGGTGATAAGGCTTTGATCAACGCTGGTCTTGCCGGTTATAGCTCCATTATTACTGGCATGGGTGAGGCGTGGAAGGTTGCTCGTCAGACCATGCGTACTGGCATTCCTATCCAGGCTACTCCAAAGCAATTTATGCAGCGGACAGAAACCCTGGCAATGCTGGAGAACCTTGAGAAGACCGCGCAGACTGCTGGAGAACAACGCGCTGTTGGTCACCTTAAGTGGCACTACCGTATGGCTGAGTACTTTGCCGTACCAGAAAAGATCATGATGGGTATGGATGATTACTTTAAAACCATCCTTGTCCGTCAACGTATTAACGAACTAGCAGCATATAAGGCATACCAAGAAAACCCCTCTAATTGGAAGGGTGTTATGGAAGCCAAGCTTAAGGAATACTCGAACGCCATTGATCCACAGACAGGCGTTATCAAGAGTAAAGCCCTTCAAGAATATGCCGACATTGGTACGTTCCAATCTGACCCTGGTGAACTTGTCAATACTTTCTCTCGCTTTGTTGAGTTGGTTCCTGGTGGCAAGCTGGTTGTTCCGTTTATTCGGACTCCGGCAAACATTCTTGCTTATCAAGCAGAACACCTTCCTTTGACCAGTATGCTTTCTCGGAATTACCAGAAGGCTATGAAGTCAGGTGATCCGCTGTTGGCTGCTGAGTATGAAGGCCGTCAAGCTATTGGTTTGATGTCAATGGGTGCCGCCTATATGATGGCTTCCAACAACATGATCACTGGTGACTGGCCCAATCCAGTGACCGAAAAGGAAGAGTTCAAGCGATGGAAGGAGCTGAATATCCAGCCTAGGTCTTTGCGGTTTGGTGATAACTATATTTCTTATAATATGGTGGAACCACTGTCGAACCTTATTGCCATTAGTGCAAACCTGGCTCGGGTTGTTCAAACCTATGGATTCCGTGAGGACTTTGCTGATAAGTTTATGGGCATGGCAGTCCTTAGTACTGTTGCTTCCTTTACTGAGAAGTCTTATTTTTCGGGTATTGCTGCTATGGCAGACATGGCAGACCCCGAAAACTGGACAAGTGAAAAGGCTGTGCGTGGACTGTTGTCTACGTTGAATAACGCCTTCCCTCTTGGTTCGTTGCGTCGTGGTATTGGTAACACTCTTGACCCATATCTGCGTGAATACAACGATGAATTTGATCGTAGCCTTCAAGCTGCCATTCCTGTTTATCGTAACTTCCGCCCGGCGATGATCAGTGTCTTTACCGGTAAGCCGATGAAGAACCCCAACGGAGGCTTGTGGAATGCCAACGTTCCCTTTGAGATCAACACACAGATCAAAGATCCAGTTATTGATATGCTGGCTGATATTGATTACAAGTGGAAGGATGATCTTGATCGGGACAAGACCGGCCTTCGTCTTAACGCAGATCAAAAGAATCAAATTCGAACTTTCATGTTTGAATCTGGATTACGGTCTGAGATGGACATGGAAATGAAGAAACCCTATTTCCAAGAAGATCTTAATAACTGGCGTAATCGTAGGCTTGGACCTGATCGGGAATACTTCCGTTCGGAACGTCCTAAGGTCTATGACAACGTTAGTAAGATCTGGAACAAACACCGCGAGATGGCATTTGAACGGCTTGCCGATCAAGATGCTACCTTTGCTACCCAGCTTCAAGGTCTTGGTCTTAAGAAGACTCAGCTTGAAAATGGTAATTACCAGCTAGACAAACCGCAAAAGTTCTACTCCACCATGACTGACGAAGAGGGCGACCGTCTTCAACGTCTTATGACCTATTAAAGGTTCTCTTTTAAATGGCGAACACAGAACTCATTACAACTCAAACGGTAGGAGGGAACCAAGATTTTGGTCCCTTCGCTATCGAATATATTGATATTACTGACATCAAGGTTAGTCTTGATGGAGTCCTTCAGACTCTGACAACTGAATACACTATTGATTCTGCAACGTCAACTGTCACCTTTGTAACGGCTCCTGATGTGGGGGCCGTTATTCGCATCTTTCGGGAAACCCCTGTTGAAAATGCAAAGGCAATTCTGTATCCGGGTTCTTCTATCCGAGCACAGAACGTTAACGACAATACTGAGCAGGCGCTCTTTGCAATTCAAGAGATCAAAGATCAGTATGTAACTCGCTCTAGTGGTGAATTTGATACTGATGTTGATCTTAACAGTCATCGCCTTACTAATGTTGGTGATCCAGTAGATCAACAGGATGCTGTAACCAAGCAGTACCTTGAGGATAACTACTTTGATGATGACACCGAAACCATTCAAAGTGGTGAAGCTTGGCCCGATAATGACACGACTATTGCCACTACTGCGGCCATTGATGATCGTGTCGATGCCAAGATTGATAGCGCCATTACTGGGGACATTGGAACCGATGGTACTGGCATTACCATTACTAACGACGGCGATGGAACTATTACCCTTGGTCTTGGGGCTAATTCTATTGATTTTGATCGCATTAAGAATGTAGACATTATCACAGAAGCCGAGCAGGACGCCGGTTCTCCAGCCCCTGCCGATACTAACCTCTTTACCGGTAGTGCTGCTGCTAAGCGGTTTGACACCATTGTTCAAGTTGCTACCCCTTCCGGCTCTGATTACGAAGTTGGTAAGACGTGGCTTCAAAATGATGCTGACAAGACTGTTTCGATTTGGAATGGTAGTACTTGGGTAGCTGTTGCTTCTGGTGGTGCGTTTACCGAACTGACTAAGGTTGTCTACGTTGACTCTGTTAACGGTGATGATACCCTTGCTGGTCACCGTATTAGTAACCCTAAGCGTACCATTAAAGCAGCTATTGAAGATATTAACGCTGATCCTGATGGT